GAAGTGCTTCTGAGGAAGAAGTCTGAATAACTAGGGCAGTTGCGCTGTTGCCGAACTCATCGCCAACAATAAATCTGAAGTATGAGCCATCCAAAGCTGCTGGTAGTGTGATGGTGCTAGCTCCTGTTAGTAGGTAAAGCTCACCTGCTTCCGCGCTCTCAATTACCTTTGTGCCTGACACTGATTCTACTCTTTGGCGACTTGCTACTCTTGCCGCTCTTGCTACTTTAGCCATATTATATCTCCTTATAAATATGATTAACTTTTAACGATACAAGTATCGTGTTTCTGTAATAAATAGTTTCACCAAGGCATAAAGACTATTAATGATAAAAAAAATGCCTCTCAACTTTTGTTGAGAGGCATATCTCAGTAAGAGACTAATTCTGATTATTTATCAGGAACCAGACTCGCCTAGAAGACCGCGACAGATGACCAAGCCATACATATCTGGACGAACCATCTTCTTCGCATAGCGGGTCATAACGCCCTTGCGTGGTACGAAGTCTTCTGGTCCGAAGATTGTTGGGGTAGTCTGTAGTGGTACGTATGGTGCGTACACGTAGCCAGACTCAAGGAAGCTGGAGCCTCTGCGACCGACAAGGATGACGTTACGCAAGAAGTATGGGTCAACGATAACGTCGAACTTCTTGGACAAGGAGCCAACCTGAACAGCGCCGATAGAACCAGTCTCAGCGTCAGCGGTAACCGAAGCGCGGAAACCAGCGGTGAACTCAAGAATGTTGGCAACCTCTGGGCCGCAGACAACAAAGTTAGCACCACCGCGAAGGGTCTTACGGTGAATCTGAGCAGAAACATCGTTGATAGTCTCAACAAGTGTCTCGTACCACTCGGAAACGGTACCGGTGAAGTCTGGAGCAGCCGAAGTTGCACCAAGCTCTGCACCAGTTGAGCGGTCAACAAAAAGACCCGGGGAACGTGACCAGTAGAAGGTAGCTGCGGTAGCACCGTTTACAAGGTCAGCTAGAATCTCGCGGTCAATCTCTAGAGCAATCTGCTCAGAAAGAATACCGGTCAACTCAACCTCTGCATCCAAGTTGTGGTATGCGTTGAGATCCTGACCAAGCTCTGGGGTCCACTTGGCCTTGAGCTTCTTGGTCTGAGCGGTAACTGCGATAGAGTCAACCTTGATGTCGATCTCTGGGATGCTCTCGCTTCCTTCTAGAAGCATTCTATAGGTGTCAATTGCACCAGCAGCAGCAGAAGTGCTAGCGGTAACGGAATCAGCAGTTGGGTGCTCAATGTGGGCGTAGTCGTCATCGAGGGTGCTAACAGCGAGTGTTAAAGCATCTCCGTGAGTTGACACAAAGAAGAAACTAACATTGGTACCATCAGTAGAAGTTAAACGACGAATCAGCTTGGTGTTATCGTCTGTGAGGTTAGCTGTGTTACCAAATCTACCAACAGATGAACCAGAGATCATAAACGCAGAAAGGTTGTCAAGATCTGGGTTTGTCATTGCTGACTCTGGGAACTTAAGCTGGAATAGGTTGCTGCTGGTTTCAGCAAGAACGTCAGGGTCATACTTAATAAGCTTCTTCTGAGCTTCAGTGATAGCAGAAATTGCAACACGCTCACCAACGGTGAAGTTAGTGGTAGAAGCTGTAACAGTGAGAAGAGTCTCTGGGGAGCCGTAAGCGTAACCAACCATGTCGCGAGGTCCGGACTGGTTCTCGCCCAGTGAGCCAACCAAGTTGACTCCACCGGTAATCTGTGAACCAACTCGATCTGTACCATAAATTGACTTATCGACAACGTTACCAAATCTATCGTCCTGGGAACCAGAAGCGCCTAGGTTTGGGGAGTAAACAAAGTCAAGGAAGAAAATGAGTCCGGATGGAAGGCTCATTGGCTGAACGCTAACGAGGTCGTTGGCGATAAGACCAGCGAAAACTCTACGAACAATTGGGAAGGCGACAGAAGCAAAACCCTCAACATCACCAGCAGTCATGCTGGAAGACTCGCGAAGAAGTTCCTTAGCCTGATTCTCAAGCAAGCGTGCCATGCTGGAACGCTGACGGTCGTTTGAAAGACCCTCTAGAAGACCGGTACGCTGCCACTTGCGAAGGATAGCGTTACCTTCGGCCTTCATATCACGATTGACGATACCCTCTGTCAATCTCTCTACAATACTAGACATTTTAAATACCTCCTAAATAATGTTATTTAATGCCTGCCAATTTCTTCATTCGCTCTGCGAATACGTCATTTGGCTCTTTTGACTCTTTACGAGTCGCTCTAATAAGCGAAGAAGGACGATTAATGGCCTCGCTCAGTGATTGTGGTCCGCGCTTAGGTGCAGACTGCACTGTGCTTTGAAGCGTATTGAATATCGTTCTAGCTTCATTTACCGAATCAGATTTTGAAATAGCTTCGACAATTTGTTCTTTTTGTCGCTCATTCAAGGAGGTATTTCTCAATACACGATTGGTATATAGTAGACGAGCATTTGAAAGATTAATATCATTAATGCTTTCTTTTAGTTCGCCAATTGCGTTTTTATATTTTGAAATTTGTGTGGTGAGACTTTTGTTTTCAAAAACAAGCTCTTCCTGTGCCTTCTTAAGCACTTCTAGTTCTTCTTCAACTTCTGTTGTTCTACGATGAGCCATCTCTTTTTCCATTTGATACTTCATATCATCTGAAGAACGACCAGCCCAGCCGGCCAAATCAGCGCCCATGTCAACAGTAAGTTTTTCAACGATAGCATCTGTTAGAGAATCCAAATCAACACTTTCTTCAACCGGCTCTTCTTCTACTTCAACTTCGTCTTCCTCTTCTTCTTTCATAACAATTGTTTCTTCTTCGTCTTCTTCTATTACTTCTACAATTTCTTCTTTGCTTTCATTAAGCCTTGCAACGTGTTCTTGCAGGGCTCCCAAATCTAATGTAATAGAGGACAAATCAGCATCGCCAAGTGAACTATCTAAGTTTTTACTACCTTCTAGTGAACTTAAGCCATTTTCAGCAGCGTAAGGAACTTCGTCAATATCATCATTAAAGCTTTGATCTGAAGAAACAGATGTTGTTTTAGTGTCGTCCGTGTCCATTTTTGGCTCATCGTCGCCCAGTCCTAAATCAGCCAAAGAATCCGGCTCTTGCTCTAATAGAGTGTTTAGTGTTTTTCTAACTTCATTGGAATACTTATTGATCACTGCATTTTCAGCATTCTTAAGTGCAGCTTCTCTTAAAGCTTTCGCGTCGATTATAGCCTCTTTCAATAAACTAGACATTTATTTCTCCTAAATACGAAATTAAATAGTATTAAAAAATACAAAAAGAACTATTCGAATTTTACTTTATAGTTGTTTAGCATTGTTGTATGCATCACGAATAGCGTCTGCCGTTATACCTGTGTTGATATTTGTATCATTAGCCGGCGTATTGGCACCTCTATCATCCAAAACCATGGCGACTAGAACTCTTCCATCGTCTAATACAACTGAGGTAGTTTCGTAATCGCTTGTTGAAGAAACTACTATTCTCACATCGTTGGCGGAATATATTTCTTCGCCGTCCCAACGCGTGACAGACGTGTTTTCTAAAGCTTTTATCATCCCCATTCCTCAACTTGATAAACCAAAAAATCTGCATCTGCATCTTGCGAGCCACCACCACCAACCAACATTCCTATTCTAATATCGGCATAAAAATCTGTTGAAGCCCCGGGAATAGCGCCGAATCCAGCCATTGTACACTGAAAATAATTTGTTTGGTCCGAAAACACTGTTTCTGGATCTTGAGATTCAGGAAAAGTTGTGGTGCCCGTATATATTCTAATCGCCGCTTGGGTTTGCCATACATAAATTTCAAATACAGCGCTAGTTGGATTTGAACCAAGATCTGGACCGTTTTCGTTTGAAAATCCACCGCCGTTTGAACCCACAGCGCCACCAGTTCTTTGTATCTGTGCTCTAGCATCATTACCAGAATCTCTACCATTTAATCTAGCTATTATTGTTGGTGCCCGATCACCATCGGCCGAACCAGCACTTGTTATAAGAATGCCAACATTAGAAGAAGTTACTTTAAGATCAATATTCTGTGCGCTCATTACCAAACGAATTGGCTTTGTTTTATCTGTAAACAGGGACTCTACATTTCTACCTAGGTAAGAAAAATTTCCGCCTCCTGTTGCCAATACTCTCAATCCGTTGCTATTGTTTGTTGCTGATGCAGCAACGCCGGCCGGGGTCCAATTCCAAGATTTTCCGCCAATAGTGTTCGCACCGGAAGATAAAGTTCCAATATTGTAATCTCTAAAATCAAGAGTCTCTCTTAAAGTCCAAGTAGGAGAGGCTTGCAATAACCATACATTATTAGATTTAATTAATTTTGACATTAATTAACTCCTGCTATATAAAAACTCTTAACACCATCGGTAGTTAATATTATTGATCCAAATGCTTTCTGTATCTTTACTACGCCCTCTCCATCAATTTTATCGCCGGTGTGATTCTGGCTGGCGCTGATTACAATATGATTTGAGCCTGAGCAGCTTCCGCTAACGTCTTTAAATATAAACTGTTGACCAGCAGTATAGTTACTAGCAGCAGCCAAAGATGCCGTAATCGCAGCACCAGTAGTTACAATTCCTATCACACCGTGATCCGATGTAACACTGAAATTAGCCGTAAAAGAATTATATGCTGTTGATGAAGCAGCAGCATTTAGTTGGCTAGAAGCGCCGCCATCTGTGATAAAGAATATATTGTCACCATTGACATAAAGCCCACCAAATCCAGAGGCAGGCGTAGTTCCGGCACCCCCTAAGTCTTTCAACTGTAAAGAGCCGTTAGATACTCTTACATCAACAATACCATTTGATGCTTGTCCCTCTATTCTCAGACCTTCTTGTTGGTTACCATCAAACTCAGCAACCTTAAATATTAAACGCCCCTCTTCTCCACCAGAAGTTGGATCGTCAATTAATCCTTGTATAGCAGCATATATGTGCTCATTTCCAGCAGCGTCTTTGGCCTTAAAGTTAACAGAACCAATGATATCATTTGCAGCTTCATCAGTTGTTGTTCTTGTAAAGTTTAAAGCACCTCCGCCTATTCCATCGCTAGTATTTTCAATCGTTATGGTTGGATTGTCATCTGTTGCTGATGTAACGGTCATACCGTCATTGACGGCTACAGTTAGCCCACCAGATCCGCTAACGTGAATTCCTCCATGAGCACCGGAAATTATTAATTTATTAGAACCATTTTCGTCATACTCAATTGACGCATCTGAATTTGTACCAAAGAAAAGCTTCTTATCATCAATTATATTTAAATCTCCGGAACTATCATTGAAGGTTAGTGATGCAACTCCGCCAAATGATCCGCCATTGTTGTATTGAACTTGGGTATCAGAACCGCCTGGGTTTGTACTACCTCCACCGGAAATGCCCGTTAGATTAGAACCATCACCATAGAACGCAGCACCGGAGATATTCAATGAACTTGATATATGTGTGCCATTGATAACAGTCGCCAATGTATGTAATGAGGAGCCAGTAACTCCAAGGGAAGCTGATATTTGCCCAACTGCTGCTAATTTACTTCCATTAAAAGTTAAATTGGCTTCACCGGCAATTGTGCTAGAATCAACAGAGGTAATTATTCTATTGTCGCCAGATGTGTTGTATGTCGCAACCGGTGGTGCCGGTAAATTAGTGATATTTGCGCCATTACCGTAAAAGGCAGCGCCGGATATATTCAACGAACTTGATATATGTGTTGAATTAATTACGGTTGCTAATGTGCTCAGAGATGAACCAGTAACGCCTAATGAAGCAGATATTTGGCCAACTGCTGATAGTTTGTTACCATCAAAAGTCAAGTTAGCTTCACCAGCTATAGTGCTGGAATCCACTGATGTAATTACCCTATTGTTACCAGATGTGTTATATGTCGCAACCGGTGGTGCTGGCAAGTTGGTTATATTTGCACCGTTACCATAAAAAGCGGCACCGGATATATTTAGTGAACTAGAAATATGTGTGCTATTAATAACAGTTGCAAGTGTGTGTAGAGAGGAGCCAGTAACGCCTAGTGAAGCTGATATCTGACCAACGGCAGACAGTTTGCTACCATCAAACGTTAAATTAGCCTCTCCTTGCACAGTATTGGAGTCCACAGAAGTTATAATTCTATTATCTCCGGAAGTATTATATGTGGATATGGCAGCAGCAGGAAGGTTTGTTAGATTGGCTCCATCACCATAAAAAGCAGCGCCGGATATATTTAATGAGCTTGATAAGTGTGTGCCGTTTATAACGGTCGCTAGTGTATGCAGCGAAGAACCGGTTATCCCCAAAGAGGCAGATATTTGCCCAACGGAAGCTAGCTTACTTCCATCAAATGTTAAGTTAGCTTCGCCCTGCACGGTGTTTGAGTTAACAGAAGTTATAATTCTATTATCCCCAGAGGTGTTGTATGTGGATATAGCGGACCCAGGAATATTAGTCAAGTTTGAGCCATCACCATAAAAAGCCGCTCCAGATATATTTAAAGAGCTAGAGATGTGTGTTGCATTAATGACACTAGTAGCTGTCTCAAGTGAAGAACCAGTAACGCCTAGTGAAGCTGATATTTGGCCAACAGCAGATAACTTACTCCCATCAAATGTTAAATTGGCTTCTCCAGCAATAGAACTAGCATCAACCGAAGTTAATACTCGATTATTACCAGATGTGCTATATGTGGCCACTGGTGGCGCTGGCAAGTTTGTTATATTGGCTCCATCACCGTAGAATGCTGCACCAGATATATTTAAAGAGCTAGAGATATGAGTGCTATTAATTACCGTTGTCAATGTTTCAATTGACGACCCGGTAACACCAAGAGAAGCTGATATTTGACCTACGGCTGATAGTTTAGTTCCGTCAAACGTTAAGTTAGCTTCGCCGGCAATAGTGCTTGAATTAACCGAAGTTAATACACGATTATCCCCAACAGTATTATAATTGGTGATTGGTGACATTCCAGTTAGTTGCGCACCATTTCCAAAGAAATTAGCTCCGGATATGTTTAGCGAACTGGATATGTGGGTACTGTTGATGACAGTGGTTGCCGTCTCCAAAGATGATCCGGTAACTCCCAGCGAGGCCGATATTTGGCCGACAGCAGACAGTTTGCTTCCGTCAAATGTTAAGTTGGCCTCTCCAGCAATTGTGCTGGAGTCAACAGAAGTGATGACTCTATTATTGCCAGATGTATTATATGTAGCTACTGGCGGTGTCGGCAAGTTAGTAATATTGGCACCATCACCATAAAACGCCGCGCCGGAAATATTTAATGAACTAGAAACATGTGTGCTATTAATAACAGTAGTTGCTGTTTCTAAAGAAGAGCCTGTAACGCCAAGAGAAGCAGAAATTTGCCCAACAGAGGCTAGCTTGCTACCATCAAATGTTAAGTTTGCTTCTCCTTGAACTGTGCTGGCATTAACAGAAGTTATAATTCTATTATTGCCGGTAGTATTATAAGATGTTATCGGTGACGCTGTGATTCCAGAGAGGTTGCTTCCGTCGCCATAAAAAGCAGCACCAGACACGTTTAGTGAACTGGATATATGTGTACTATTAATAACCGTATTGGTTGTCTCAATTGAAGAGCCAGTAACGCCCAGGGAGGCCGAAATTTGACCAACAGCAGATAGTTTGCTACCATCGAATGTAAGATTGGCTTCCCCTTGAACTGTGCTAGAATCAACAGACGTTACAATTCTGTTATCTCCAGTAGTATTATATGTTGTAATTGGCGAAGATGTAATTCCCGTAAGATTACTGCCGTCACCGTAAAACGCCGCACCTGAAACATTTAAAGAGCTTGATATATGTGTAGCGTTAATAAACGTTGTAGCTGTTTCAAAAGCAGAGCCGGTTATTGTAGCAGATGCAGATATTTCACCGGCTACTGTAAGAGTTTTAGCCGGGTCAGTAGTACCAATGCCAACCTTGCCGGTACTGGTAATTCGCATTTTTTCGCGATCATTAGCTTTTACCTGATCATCTGTTGTAGTATGAAAGACCATGGCAGCGTCAGTATTTGCATCAGCAGCCTGTTCTCTGACGACGGCTATTGTGCCGGCATAATCAGATCCGCCAGTTTCTCCAACGAAAAAGTCGATTCCTGGTCCGGAACCGATGTTCATATCAACACCTTCGTCGCCGATCTCTAGTTTTAATAATTCTGCCGGTAATGTGGCTGTGTCAGCCGTTCTATACACTGAAAGACTACCAGTGCGAATATGTGTATCATCATTGCTATCGCCAAAACTAGTCGAGCCACTTACATCAATACTAAGTTTATTTACAGTGATAAAGTTACTAGCAGTAATATTTGTTGCATGTATTGTAGAAGCAGAAACAAAATTAGATGCCGAAATAGAATTAACATTTACTACTCCGTCTACGTTAACAAATGTCCAGTTAAAATTAGCCATTAGCTATATCCTTTTAAAAAGTGCTACAGGCAGCAAAAGCTCTTGTATTTGCGTTTTCACGAACAAAAGCAACTCGATCAATTCCAACAATTTCATATGTTCGATATTCTCTCTCATCTGGAGTTATGTCGGCAGGATCAGAGTGACCAGAATCCGCAGGGGCCACAATGTTTGCTGCGGTAGGGGCAGCGTTAGTGCCTACCGGTTGAAAAGATTGAGGAAGCTCAAACCATCTCTGAAAAGCATGAGTATAGCCATATACCTTCACTGTTCCAGGCGAACCCGCGTCATTATCTTCAGTTAGGACATGGAGATATCTTTGATTTTCTGTTAAATATCCTGTTGATGTGGCTGTAACGCCTAGTAAATCAGACGCAGTGCTAAATACAATTTCAGTTCCGGGCGCACCAGCAAGATTTTTTGGACCCCGGGTTCTTCCCCAACTAGTTGCTTTATATGTAGGCATTGTTTCTCCCTCGTTTACATTAAATAGTTACTTATTATTTCTTCTGCGCTTTTCTGCCGCAGCTTGTTGTTTTCTTAATTCTCTAGCCTTTAAGCGATCTGATCTGCGCATTTTTTCTCTACGAACTTCAGAGGGCTTCTTATAATATCTGCGCTCTCTTACTTCTTCAAGAATCTTTTCTTTTTTTGTTTTTTTAATAAAGCGACGGATCATTCTTTCTACATTGTTTCCACAATGCTTTGCTTTTACTGTAACGTTTGAATACTTTTTGCTCATTTGATTGCCTTCCAAATATCTGATGCATTTCCTAATATCGAATCAATATTAACCCCTGAGTCATTGGGATCTCCGAGATCTACAGAGCCGGCGTTATTTGAAGTTTGTGGGCGCATCGGCTCAGTGCCTTCAAATAAATCAACTCCTCTATAAGCGTCTTTGCCAATAGAATCCATTAAGCGCCGACGATGCTCTTGTATTTTTTTACGAGATTCGTTAGACTTTCTTTTTACATTTTGATTTTCATCTACAATATGCTCTCGTTTTGATTGATTTTGTTTGGCTTCAGTCACAAGATTTCCTTGCATACCAGCCGCCACTTCTGATACAATGTTAGTAAGAAGACCTTCTTCCATAATCATTTCTTGAACACACTCTTTGATAAGTGGCTTTAACATTCTTTTTAAATCACTCTTTTTCATCTAGAACCTCGTTTAATAATCTGTTTACTTTATCAGCTTTTGTAAAAACTTTATTATTATAATCTTTAGCTTCTTTCATCATAAAAGCACCCGGTGTCGATGGCTCGCTAACAAAGTCAAAACAAATTAATTGAAAGTCATCTTCAACTACAGTTTGCCCGTTTGATTCATTGACCGAACCCATTCCTCTAGAGGATATCCCAAGAGTAACGCCACTATCAACAAGAGAACGAAGAATCTTACCAGACGGAGTTTCAAGGATTTTTGCCTTACCCATAACATTATTTCCGTCCCACCAAACTTCAGTTATCATGTGAGAAGCGTTTTTAAGATTAATAACCGAATCGTCTGGGTGATCCAATTCTCCTAAAGCTCTCTTTTCTTTAATTAGTTTCTGGTAGTTTTTCATTTCTCTTTGTAAAATTTTGTGCGGATAAACGCGACCGTTACCGTTCTGTGTATCAGACTTTTGCATGATACCAGACAAAATCATGCCACCGTCTTTAATAAAACGTTTTTCTTCCTCTGTGAGCAAGTCCTTACAGACACCGCCTTCACATAGCGCATAAAATTCTCTTAATAATTTTTTAGACATTGTTGTACCTTTATTAAATTGCCGGCGCTACCGGCGCGAGTCAGCAGCCGCTTTTGCAGCGACGTACAGGTTGTAGCATCCATTTATGCATTTTGCTCTCCTTTCGCATTACCGGCAACATTCTGTTGGAGTAACTTTAAAATTCTTTCTAATACGGATTTCTTTTTCATTAAATCCACACCCGGGGTTGCCGCCAGTTTAGCCAAGAAGTCTTCTAGCTGATTGAGAATGCCGGTTTCTTGAGTGGTTGTCTCGCTGCCGATTTGTCTGGCTCTCTCGAAATCAGCTTTTTTCATGGCAGTATCGGTAACACTTTGAGTTGTCAATTTGGTGGAATCTTTCTTTTGCTTCCCCACTTCTTCTTTTAAAATTTGTAATAGTCTTTGTTTAGAAATTTTCATTTTTATCTTCACTTAATAATTTTGGCTTTATAGCCTGTATGTTTTGGGAGAACTGAATTCCAGAATCTCCAAATACCATATTTAAAATATAAGATGTTCCAGATGACAGACAGCCGTAAAGAAACATATTTGTAAATGTCACATCACAGTTAAATAGTTCTGTCCATGGAGAAAGTAATACTAAAAACCAGCCAACATGAAAGCCGCAACACATCGGACAGTGAAAAACCTTACCATAGCCATGATAAGATTCTTTTGACGGGCGTATTTTTTTTAGTATTGGCATGTCGCTGTATACTAAAATTTGTGTTAATCCGTAGGCCACAAGAATAAAAAATACTAAGTTCATTTTTTTACCGTATTGTCATCAAAGTTATCGGCTATAAAAGCTTGTAATTCTGCTGTAGCATTTGGCAATGGTGAATCGTCGTCCATATCATTAATTAAATTAGCATAATAGTTTAAAAATCTAACTTCAATTGGGTTGTCAACAATTTTAGAAATGTTGTCATCGACATTTAAAGCGTCCAAGCCGGTGTTACTTTTAATCTTGTCATCGGCACCATATATTTTATTTAATGCATCAACCGCTGTTTTTGTTCCTTTAAAGACATTATACATGGTACCTATGCCCGGTAGCGCGCCTAAAATGGCATCCATCGCTTGTTTTCCAATCTCTTCTCCAGCTTCTGCGGCGCGATGATACTTCAAAAAATTTTTAAATTGTCCGACTGTTTTAATTTCTGCTTGTTCTTCCAGTTTAAAATATCCCCACCTTTCCATTATTAATTTCATTTCTTTAGACATACTTTAATTTCCTACATTGTATAAAGATAATGTGCAGCCGCGTCTCTGATATATCTCATTGAACCTTTTTCGGCTGATTGTGGAACTTCACCTAGTTCAGTGGATTTTTCTTTGTCTGGATCAGTATATTCTGATTCGGTTTCGGCCACATAAGCCTCCATCGCTTCAAAATACGGACGCTCCTCATTAATAAATTCAGAGATGTTTACTAGAGTCATTTTGGCTGCGCTTATTTCTTCATTGATAGGCTTTTGCATAGTAGCCTCAAAAGAGCCAAAAAACGAGCCGGCTCTGATAGTTTCTGGTATTATAACGCCTCTTTTTTGAAGAAAGGTGAATAATCTATTCTGAGCCCCATATACGTAATCGCTCAATATTTCTTTTGGAAAAGCTGTTACTTTATTTGTTGCAGTGGATAAAACTATATCAATATCGCCATGATCAAAAATCATAAGATCTCCGCTTAAGCTTTTGCGGATATCCATTTCCAAAGTGACTAATTTTCTGTTAGCTTTATTGCCAACTCTAATTGTTATCGGCATTATATATTTCCTCTACCAAAGCTTGGCTTTTTAGAACCGTTAATAAAACATTTTCATTTATTGTTTCTTTAGAGAAGTTTTGAAGCTTTTCAATTATTTGCTGAGTCTTTTGAAGCATCTCTTCATCTTCTTTAATATAAGAAATACTTTTAGCTTCTTCCATTTTATTTTTTAATCTATCGATTTCGTTATTTAAAAATATTTTAAGTTGCAAAGAGTTATCAGAAAAAGAGGTAACGTAATGTGTCAGAAGTTCTTTTTGCTCTTTCAACAAACTATTGTCATATTTTTTATTAAATTTGCTAACAAAATTTTTATAAGTTAAATTATCTATTGTTGGCATATTATTTTTCTGCTCTTCAACAATAACCATGTTTTCTAATATTTCGCCTTCTAGCATTACTTTGGTCTTTGGAGAAGACTTGGTTGATAGAATTTGTTGGATTGTGGCTAGACAGCGATAATTTGGAACAAAATTATTAAAAGTTTCTGAAGTCAAATCTTTATTAATATCGTGAATCAAATCTGTCTGTTGCTTAAATAATCCGTCTGGATCTATCAATCTTTTTTGTGCTTTAACTTCTAGCAAAATCTTACTAGCAATTTTTTCAGAGGGAACGGTATTCTCATAAAGAGAACGATAACACTCTAAATCTTTGTAAAGAAGACTGTCTTGTTTAAAGTGCTTTTTAATGATTGAAAAAACTTTATTTTTTCTTGCATTATCTTGTTTGATTATTGCTACTGTTGCTTCGCGTATGAGCGCTTCGTAGACAAACCCTGTGTTTCTTTTTTTGTTGTGCTTAATCTTCATTTGTTTGTTCCAATAAAATATTATCTTTTTTATCTAGGCTATCTAACAAATTCTGGAGAGAAGAGTTCGTTTCGAAAAGTTTCCTTTCTTCTTCCTGTTCTGCCTTATTGTAAGTAGTCTCGCTTTCTTGATAAATACCAACATTGGCTCCGATAGACTTCGCTAGATTGCCTATTTCACTGCCAGGAAAAACATTTCTACTGGTGTTGCTACTCTTTTCTGCTGCATGTAGAGAGGCAAAGTGTCGGCTTCTTGCACCAGCGTTTCTTCTATCATCTCTCTTGGGATAATATACTTTTCCTTTTGCGCCGGGGGTTAATCTGGGTGCATTTCTAGAACCCGGGGGTACTGCCAATAATGCCGAATCATCGCCACCACCGGCTTCTCCAGCGTCTCCTTCACCTCCCAAGGCTGCTGCTGCTTCTCCACCAGCGTCTGCGGCCTCCATTTCTTCTGGTCCTTCACCTCCAAGATCAAGATCGAGATCGTCCATTCCTCCACCGCCGCCAAGATCCATTCCTCCTAACGCAGCGGTTTCAGCCGCAGCAGCTTCAGCGATTTGCTGTAATCTAGTATCATGCTCACGATCATAGAACATTTCTCTTTGGTTACGTATAAATTCTTCATGAGACATGCCAAATATCTTTTCTGAAACCCAACGACGAGAAAAATATCCTTCTGTTGCTGAAGCAGCAATATCAAATTTAGTTTTCCAATGTTCTAGTTCTTGTAGTTCTGCAATTTTGGATGGATTATTAAGAGACAATTCAAAGCTTAATAAGTCATCACCGCGAAATCCTAAAGTATATAAGTGTATTATCGCTACTTTTGTAAGTTCAGCTATAATAACGCGTTGCAATCTTTGAATCGTACGTGCGAATCTTATGTCTTTCATCGCTAGTGTGGTCTTATCTTCTGTTGCGCCTTCACCCATTGATAGATATGATTGTGGTATCTTCAATGCAGAGAATAGTTTATCACGCAAATATTTAATATCATCAATGGCTGTGATATTTTGAGCGCCGGCCAAAGATTGAATATCGGTTACAGATCCAGCGCGCACAGGAATATAATAATCTTCTTCAATGCTCATTGGGTTATATCGTAAATCAACACGACCTGTATCCGGGTCAACAACAGAGTGTCTTTTTAGCTGAGATACGATCTTTTGCATGTATTGTTCAACATCTTGAGGGGGAATTGCACCAACATCAATTTTAAATACTCTACGCTCAGAAGAGCGCACAACGCGATATGCCATCATAGCATCTTCCATTAAAGTTAGCTGACGCCAAATTCTACGTGAGGGCTCCAAAACAGAAGTTCCATATGGCATTTGTTTATCGTTACCTAAAATTCTAAAGTGAGCTACCTGCCAATTTTCAAAAGTCATTCCTGCGGAATTCCACTGATACTGAATATAATTTGGGTTTGTTGAGTCTTGCCCCTCTAGTCTTTCTATTTCTTGTGATGGAAGTGCTATGACAGACTTAACACCGTATTTGTCATCAATATCTAAATACAAAAAGAAATCACCGTACTTACACATTGTACGGCTCCATCCAAAAAGATTATACTCTAAGTTTAGAACTTGCTTAAATAGAATTGATAAAACCGCTCTGATTTCTTCGTTAGGGCATCTAATATTTAGCATCGGTCGAAGTTCAGAATAAGTCGTCATTTCGTCCGCATATATATCCAACGTTGAAGCAATGGTTGGCTCATACTCCATTTGATCAAAATCTATATATCTTTCTGTTCTTCTTTGATTGGCTATAGCGTTTGTGGCTACAACATCTAATGGGTTATATAATGATTTTTTAAATTGCTGGCCAGAGGCGCTTTTAAATCTCGAACTGTATTTGTCTAAGTGCTGTCTTCTGATCTTTCTGCCAGACTGCGAACGATAATTAATAATCGGTCCAGAAAACAATCTAGTTAATGCTTTAAACAAATCTGATTGCGGGTTGTTAGGGTTCTTTCCTATTCTTTTTTTAGCCATTTTTTATTCTCACTTTATAATCCACTTGTACTGACTGTATAGTTTTTCAGCTTCTTTCATTTTATCAAATATGTTCTCATTTTTATAGCCAGTCTGACCTTTTATTTTTGTATTGAAAGAGGTTTTAGATGTTATTATAGATTGCGCAAAGGCTTTTTGATAATTTAATTCTCTAGCGCTAGTTTGCAAGGCGGTATCTCTAACCCAACATGCAATTGCCAATGCCATAACTAAATCATCATGATAACTTCTCATAGCCTGCGGCTTTCCATTCTTCCAAATAAATGTCCTCATCTCATTAATAGTTCTGGCAGAATATATATTAATTAGTTTATTTCTTATAAACTCCTCTAGTTTGGCTATAATTAACGGACGTGTTTTCATGCTAGTCGAAAAGCCGGCGACTGAACTGTTTAATGATTCTGCTTGATGTTGGTCAACATATTCGTGTGTTGATTTAATAGAATAATATAAATTTGGATACTGATATTCAACCAATTTATCTAACACAGTGTAGCCAATATTATTATTTTCTACAACCAACATACAATTACCAAATTCTCTACCGGTCTGATTTAGCATAGCCGCAAACATATCCGGATTTGGTTTTCCTTGATATTCAGCAATTGCTGATAGTGTCTCTAATTCTATAATATGAAACGTAGAAAAATCTTCACCATCTCCTCTGGCAACATCAGCAACCATTAAATAATTGCACGTTGGATCGTATTCCTCCCAAATCCAAAAGTTTCTATCAAAACCGGTCCTATATTTTGGCTCTTTTACTTTTGATAATAAATATTCAATGTCATCTCCATCGATAACAGTTTCACCAGAAGTATTAAAATTACATTCTAACTCTTGAGCTATTTGGCGTCTGGACATGTTCTTGGTTTCTTTTTCAAACCATGCTTTATCTCTATCCGGATGCACGTCCCATGGGAGGTTTGTAAGCTTAAAATTATTTGACCCTGCCTCTGCATCTATGCAAGTTTTATGGAACCAGTTACCCACACCGTTGGGCGTGGAAAGGGCAATGCAGCGACCACCTGTAGACAGTGTGGGATACAAACCTGTCCACAATTCTTCTAATCCTTCAATGTGCGCTGCCTCATCAAGAACCAAAAGAGAAAGAGCCTCTGAACGACCAGCATCACCTGAAGTCGAAGAGGCTTTAATTTGAGAACCATTTGATAACACAAACGAAGTTCTGTTATCTATTTCGATGCTAGCGATTCTTAGCCAGTCTGGAAGATTTTTCATAATCTTCTTTACTTTATTAACTAAGTTTCCTGCTGTAGAAAATTTAGTTGCCATGACCAAGACATTTTTATCTCGGTGAAAAAGCAGCATCCAAACAACATACCCGGCAGTAATGGTAGAAATACCTAACTGCCGGGCTTTTAAAATAATATTGAAACGATAATCGTTAAAGTCTTTTAATAAATCATCTTGAAATGGATAAGTATTAAAAGGTACTAGACCGTGCAACGGGTGAGAAATGCGAGCATATGTCTTAAGAAAATAAGACGGATCCTTCCCGCATTTTAATATTTCTCTTACTCGTTGTTTTCTGTCTAGCTTGAAAGTCATTCATTCTCTTAATTATTCTTCAATTTATCTTTTATAAAGGCTTTACATGCGATTGCCATCGGCGGGAACAAGACCCGCTATTTCTTCATCATGTATTCGCTCCATAAAACTGGTACCATCGGAACCAATATATAAAGTTTCTCCTCCCGGCGCGTTGTAGGATGCTCTCGTAAATATTACGCCGGGATAATCTGGATGCATGTATTCATCATATGCACCAGGAAGTCTCGGCGGTATTCGACCTTTCATTCCTTCGGCTTCATTTCTTAATTGCTTCTCTACTTCTTCTTTAATAATTTGCTTCAATCTGCTTTTTGATAACTTCATTTTTAATCTCCTTTTTTATTAAAGATAAAGATTCTTTATTCCAAACCCAAAGCCATTTTCAGAGCTTCTTTTGCAGGAACTCTTTTTTGTTTCATAATCTTACGAGATTTGAAAAGGAATGGCATAAGATACTTTTGTTGAAATTTTTTGCCAGAAATAGACACGTCTACCTGTCCAAATTCGGAGCGAATAGCTTCTATTACTTCTTCTTCTGAAACACCGACGTACTTTGAAAACCCAAATATGTGATCTTGTGGCGATGGGTTGACAATCTTCCGATACTGTTCTTTATCAATAATATCATTGGCTATCATTGACTCAAAAACGGCGTCTTTAAGTAAATCTTGTATCTCTTGCCTCTTTAGTTCTACAAATTCACCGGTAGCCGGATCGACTGTCTTGCCGCTTAATGCTTGAATTACCGGACCATCTGCATTTGGCCCAATCATGTGACCAACAAATGGATATATTTTTTCAACATTTTCTGTAAAATATTCCATCATATCCATATCGGCAGCGATGAACGCTTCTTTAGCGCCTTCTATTTCTGATAGTTCATGAAGAATTTTTAAGCGAGTATCAAATTCTTCGCCATACTTCTGCCTTTCTTTGGAAATCATTTGCTGCGGAGTCAGAGCACCAAGATCAGATATGTCAAAATCCTCCCCACCCAAGCCGGGTATGGAAGGCTTTCTACCGGGTAATTCAATAGCTTCTTTTTTTAAGTGCTTCCGGACTTCTTCCTTGATAATCTGCTTAAGTATTGTTTTTGATACTTTCATTTTTAATCCTCTTTTTTGCGAGTATCGTTTGGCGGGCGCTTTCCGCCTTTACCATTCCAACCGCCTTGGCTTAAAAATGATTTCCAATATTCGTCTGGGGCCTTTGAGCCGCCATCAATATTCATTTCTTCGTTTAATCCGCCAACCTTATAATGCATCTTGGCTGTAACCCAAGAACGAACTCTAGTAGAGTTTTCAACAAGAATATCGACTTCGCCTTCTTTAGTAAGAGTTACGGAATTGCCAGTAATCTTAGTGTATTCTTTTTTGAGGAACTTTACAATTTCTGCCAACTGTCTTTCGATATCCTCTTCAAAGCCATTTGCATAAACTTCCTTAAGCATAACTTCTGAATGATACGATAGACACATCATATTTCCAAAAAAGCGAACACCAAAGCCGTCCATGACTCTTTTGTCTAGAATTGGATCACCCTCTTCTCTTTTAAGACCAGCCAATAAAGGCTCGCCATTTTCGTCTAATGCGCCATCATAAGCGTTCGCTGCCGCTTGTGATAGTCCTTGAACGATTTCATATACAGTTGCCATTTTATTGTTCCTTATTTTAAATATTAGGTCGCCAACCTTTTGACCATCTTTCTTCTCTGCCCTCAACATATTTTATGTAACATTGTCCGCAACAGTCAAATTTAATCAGGCAAACATCATCAAAAGTTCTCTTTGGTACACTACCACAAACAGGACAGTGTGACATAGATTCCCTATTAAATAGTTTTTTGGATACCTTTATACCATTAATGTCTATTTTCTCATCAGAAATCTCGTTATGTTTAATTTTCTTATACATCTCGCTCATTTGTTCGAGATATTCTTTTTCTTTTTCTTCTGTCCAGTTTGCTTTTGGATTTTGAATAGCTTCTTTTCCATATTTTTTTGCTATCGCCTGTTCTATGGCGGCTACTCTATCTGGATTTTTAATTGACATTGAACGCCCTGTATGCTGAATAGGTTAAAGCCGAACCTCCAACTATACCACCCGCAAACCAAACCCACTTACTTACACCAGAATTAGAAGATATAATTGTTTCTAGATTCTCGATCTGTAAATCTTTGGCCTCAATTGCTTGTTGGTATTCTAAATTTAATGCATTATATCTAGATTCCATATTTTGCATTTTAAGTTGATGTTCGGTTTGCAATAAATCAATTCTATATTCTATTTCCAAATCACAATTCAGTTGAACTTCTTTCGGAGCAACGATTAATTCTGCTGTTGCTTCCGGATCAAATAAAGTTCCTTCAAATGGGGCTGGCTCATTAGCGCCAAGAAAAGTAAATCTTGCTTCGCCAGCGTTAGCTGCTGTCATCAATAAACTAAGGTACATATGTAAATCCGTAACGTTGGGTTATAGCATCAATCAGATTTTGCTTGTTTTGCGAAAAGTCTTTTACAAATTCTTGCCTTTCTTCTAGCGAAAGTCTTTCTATTTCGTCTTGTGCATTTATATATCTTTCTTCTATTTCAATGATTTTTTCTTTATATTTTTGTAGAGCTTTTTCTCGCTCTGCTATTTCATCTGCATGAATTTGCTTAAGTCCTTCTATCTGCTCCATCATTGCTTGTTCAGCAGCAGCATGACTATCGCGCATCTGATTGATATCATGTTTAGATTTTAACACAAGAAAGATTAGAAGTAAAGATAAAAGAATCTCTTTCCAATACTTTTTTAATATACTAAAAACTTGGATCAAGGCTTACATACCGCTCTTCATTTTAACGATACCGTCGATAACCGACTGGCCACCCAGATACAGACCGGATATAATAACCCAATCACTAGACTCAATCATTCCGTATGCCATTAAACTAGTAGCGGAGATCCAAACAAGAAACTTTCTTGAAATAACTTTTTCTACTAGCTTATCTAATTTGCCTTTTACTGCTGCCATCATGATTACCTCTTTTTGTTTTGTTTTTTAACGCTCATAACGCATTTTTCATATTTATCTTTTCTTCCAACGGATGCTGTGCAGATTGCCCATGGATTATTTTCTTCTTCGTCTAATATTTCTAAAATATCTTCTCCGAACATTTCAGCAGCTTCTTCGTTTGTCAAAACTACTTGTAATTCTTCATTTATAATTTGTCGTATTCGACTTTCGTATAAGCCTGCACTTTTTCTGTATTCTCTGGTGAATAAACGACCACTCATTAATCTAAGATACCCATTAAAACTTCTATCTAACTGGGGGGGAAGTTGCTCGACAAACTGCCGATATTCATATGAGGTTAAAAATATAAAATGATTTTTCTTTAATTGGTTGTGAATTTTTTCTGTTTCATCATAAACTTGCTTAGTTAATTCCCAACTATGGTTTGTAGCTGGTTTTTTAGCCGGCTCTTCGCAATCATCATTGGGATCATCTGGAGTTAAGTCACCTTCATAATCAAAAGTATCATGAGGCTTGCCATCGGTTTCTTTACCTGTACTTCTCTTTATTGCAATACTACCTTCGCTTTCAAGTCTTTTCCAAAACTCAGCAGCTTTTGGTTGTGTTGAGATTGTATGATCTGATGTTAATCCAGAATCCTTACGATTTACTATAAACATGGCCATTTTGTATAACAAAAATCCTACACCAGTGCCTTGATAATCAGTTTCTACTGATATCGCGCTAACTTGATAGGTTTTAGGAATGCATGGCTCGTCTGTTTTATGTAAATCAACTTGCCCTACAACTTTTAAACTAGAAATTTCATATAAATATAAATTAATTTCTCTTTCGCCGGTGTCGGTTTTAAGTGCCAAATTATTTAATTGTTCTTCTTTGGCTTCTTGTAAAATAATTTCTTTAAGTTCTTTTAAGCTAAATTTCATTTCTTACACCCATCCGGCAAATGAGACTTTAAAGTCTTTTTATAAATTTCAATATCGGGTTGTTCCCAATCTTTTTCCGGGCAATGCTCCTTATAATCAACTTTATCTTGAAGATAAAGCTCCAAGGCTCTAGCGTCAGTTTCCATATCAGAAACTAATTTCATATGACTACTTATTGCCACTAAAAGTAAAAAGTTCATTGAACTATTAGTTCCTCGATACGTTTTAAAATCTCTCTAACGTGCTGTATATCTCTTTCAACGCCGATAAGCGTTCTTGTTGCTTCTTCATATTTTTCAACATCTTCACTTAAAGACGCTACTTCGGATTCCAAATCGCCTAGATCATTTTGTAATTCTGTTACTTTAACATTAGTGTTCCAGACCCAACCGGCTAAAGGCATTATAAGTGTCCCTAGTACGACTGTAAATACTTTCCATAACATATCAGTTTTCACTGGTTTATCCTCGCAAATCCTTTGCTCTATTTATAATTTTTTATAATTCACTTCTTTTACTTGTGATAATAAATATTCAATTGAATATTTATCATCTTCAATCATAAGATTACTGCCGTCGC